ACATTCGCAGAGGGTGCGGCACGTAAGGCCGCACGGGGCATGGATATTGCCGCACTGCATGGTCTGAATCCGTATGACCTTACCGCATCCACAGTCATCGGCAACAACAACTTTGAAGCACAGGTCACCAACACTGTCACATATGCGGCGGCAACCGCTGATGCCAACATTTCTTCTGCCGTTGCACTTGTTGAAGCGGCGGGCGTTATGGCCGATGGCGTTGCCATGTCCACAACAATGAAAGGTGCTATTGGTGCGCTGTCTGCAAGCGGTGCGCCGAAATACCCGGACTTCAATTGGGGCGCTGCGCCCGACCAGCTCGGAAGCATGAACCTGGCCGTCAATCCGACAGTTTCCATGGCCGCAACCGGTGCCACAAAGACACTGTACGGCCTTGTCGGTGACTTCAGCGCATTCCGTTGGGGTTATGCAAAGGAAATTCCTGTACAGGTCATTCAGTATGGCGATCCGGATAACAGCGGTTCTGACCTTGCGGGTCATAACCAGGTCTATCTGCGGGCTGAATTCTACATCGGTTGGGCAATCCTTGCACCGGCGTTCTTTGCCAAGATTGAAGCCTAATGCGGACATACCGCAACACTAAAACAGGTGTTGTTGTCTGCGTTGAATCGGAAGTAAAAGGGGATTGGGAAGAAATAACCAATCCCCCTGTTTCTGCTGAACCGGCAAAGACAGCGGAAAAACCGAAGCGCAAAAGAACACCAAAGAAATGAGGTGATTACAAATGGCAGAACCATTTGCAACACTGGAAGACGTTGAAGTTTTATTCAGAAGTTTGAACGCTGAAGAATCGGAAAGGGTGACAGCGTTGCTTCCGATTATCTCGGATGAATTACGGTATCGTGCAATGACAGTTAATCGTGATTTAGACGAAATGATCACAGCAACACCGATTCTTGCGAACGTGGCAAAAGAAGTCACCGTGTCGATTATTGGGCGCATCTTGAGACAGTCCACCACGGGGGAAGCGATGTCACAGGAAAGCCAAGCGGGGCTTGGTTATTCTTGGTCGGGAACATACGCCATACCAGGCGGCGGCATTGGCAACGCCATTATGCCGTCTGACCTAAAGCGGCTAGGACTGAAGCGGCCTAGAATCGGCATTATTGACTTTTACGATCCGAACAATAAATGATTCAAGGCATGCCAATTACGCTGTGGAATAAGACACAGACAGGCGTTGACGGGTTCGGAAATCCTGTTTATACATGGGAATCAAAAACCGTTGACAATGTTTTGGTTGGACAGCCAACAGCGGAAGAACGAACCAATGAACTGAATCTTACAGGCCGTATGATTGCTTACACCTTGGGCATCCCGAAAGGCAATGAAGACGAATGGGAAAATCAAATTGTTGAGTTTTTCGGCCATCGCTTCAGAACGTTTGGAATCCCCGAACAGGGCATAGAAGCAAACATCCCGTTGAGTTGGCATAAAAAGGTCAAGTGTGAACGCTATGAATAGTGTGCGCATCAAACTGAACAATGCCGGTATTCAGTCACTTTTAAAGGGTTCTGAGGTCGGGGCTGTGGTTGACGAAATCACAGACACAGTGCAGAGCCGATGCGGTGACGGATACGAAACGGCGAACAGGCCAGGTCGGAAACGGTACATTGGTGAAGTCATAGCGGCAACGTACACGGCAAGACGTGACAACAGCAAAAACAATACGCTGTTAAAGGCGTTACACAAATGATTGAAAAGATTGTGTATGACTATTTGACGGCACAGTTTCCGAATGTTCCTGTTGTTATGGAAATTCCAGAAACGATGCCCGAAAGATTCATACTGATTGAAAAGACGGGCGGCGGGCGCAGTAATAATCTATACACCGCCACTTTTGCCGTTCAGTCATATGCTGACAGCATGTATGAAGCCGCCACCTTGAACGAGGATGTAAAACAGGCCATGTTCGATATTATCACGCTGAATGAAATCACCCGCATTCAACTGAATTCTGATTATAACTTCACAGATACAAGCGTAAAAAAATACCGCTATCAAGCGGTGTTCGACATGACGCATTATTGAAAGGGGATAAACAATGGCAAGCACAACTAATGTAACCGCCGGTAAGCCGAAAATTGGTGGTGCGGTAAGTTTTGCGCCGATTGGCACTACACTGCCCGCAGACGCAACAACGGCACTTGACCCAGCTTTTGCCAACCTTGGTTATATTTCCGAAGACGGCATGACACAGGAAATCACCCGTGATTCGGAAGCAATCAAGGCATGGGGCGGTGACACTGTCATGACCACACAGACAGACTTTGAAGAGACATTCACTTTCACGCTGATTGAAGCACTGTCCGTGGATGTACGCAAAGCCGTATACGGCACAGGTAATGTCACAGGAACACTTGCGGCGGGCATCGTTACTACTGTCAACAGCACAGAACTGCCAGCATCCGTGTGGGCAATTGACATGGTATACAACGGCGCAATTTCCCGCATTGTCATTCCGAATGGCAAGGTGTCCGAAATCGGCGAAATCACCTATGTTGACGGTGAACCGGTTGGCTATGAACTGACAGTCACGGCACTGCCCGATGACAACGGCAACTGCTCGTACGAATACACCAAGACTGCCTAATGACTATCAAGGGTAAGACAAGCAGCGGGTTTGAGTTTGAAATTGATTCCATGGTTATGGATGACATGGAATTGGTGGACGCACTGGCCGACACCATGAATGACAACCCGCTTTCGTTTTCCATCGTCTGCACGAAACTGTTTGGCACAGAGCAGAAAAAGCGTCTGTACAACCACCTCAGAAAAGACGGGCGTGTTCCGCTTGAAGCAATTTCTAATGAAATCGCTGACGTTTTCAAGGCGATGGGTGAAGACGGAAAAAACTTTTAACCCTTGCCGGCATGTTGCATACTGACAAGGGCGCATTGTTGTGCGATCTTGCCGAAACATACAACATATATGACATAAAGGCGCATCCCGCAACAAGGGTTGCGCTTTTTGCCGCCGGTTTAAGGGAAAACAGCCGAATAAAAATGAAACTGTCGGGGGCTAAAGTTAGCAATGAAATTCTATTGCTTGCCCATGCTGTTGACAGGCTTTCTATTTTGATTTGGCAGAACACGAAGGACGGCCAAAAAGGCCGAAATAAGCCCGATTCAATCGCAGAAAGAATCTTGTACGGCGATGGCAAAAACCGCTTTAAAACGAACGGTTTTGACACCGCAGAAGACTTTTGGAAAGCACGGGCAGAAATCATAGAAAGGCGGTGAAACTATGGCAGATGGAACACAGATTGCAACGGCGTATGTCCATGTTGTACCGTCCATGAAAGGCGTTAAAGGAACGCTACAGGAAGCGTTTGACACTGAAGCCGCAAGCGCAGGTGATTCGGCGGGCAAAACACTTGCAAGCAGAATCAAAGGCGCATTAGTTGCGGCGGGAATTGGCAAGGTTCTTGGCGATACGGTCAAGTCTGCATTGGCGGCGGGCGGTGCGCTTCAGCAGTCTTTTGGCGGTCTTGAAACGCTATACGGTGATGCCGCAGAGGGCGCAAAAGAATATGCCATGGCGGCGGCGCAAGCTGGCATTGATGCTAACACCTATGCCGAACAGGCCGTGTCATTCGGTGCGGCACTGAAACAGGCTTTTGGCGGTGACACTCAAAAAGCAATGGAAGCCGCAAACACCGCCATTCTTGACATGGCCGACAACTCGGCAAAGATGGGCACAGACATTCAGTCTATTCAGACTGCGTACCAGGGCTTTGCCAAGCAGAACTATACAATGTTGGACAATCTGAAGTTAGGCTATGGCGGCACACGTTCCGAAATGGAAAGACTGCTGAAAGATGCGTCTAAACTTTCGGGCGTTAAATATGACATCAACAATTTGGGTGACGTGTATGATGCTATCCATGTCATTCAGAAAGAATTAGGGCTGACCGGTGTGGCGGCTAAAGAAGCATCCGAAACACTGACGGGGTCTGCGGCGGCTGTGCGGTCTGCGTGGCAGAACGTGCTTGCGTCAATGGCCTTGGGTATGGATTTGACCACGCCTATTCAGCAGTTAGTAACAAGCGCAAGGGACTTGCTGTTTAAAAATCTTGTGCCGATGGTAGGAAATGTATTCAGTGCCATGGGTACATTGATTTTTCAGAACGGCGCTGAGTTAATGAACAGTCTTGCACAGGGCATGGCATCCAACGTGGCCGCTATGATCAGTGCGGCACTGCCGGTCATTCTGAATTTCGTCACAGGTCTGCGGGAAAACATCGGCAATCTTGTTGATGCGGGAATTAGCATGCTGAAAGGCATTGCACAAGGCATTGTCACGGCCATGCCCGATTTGATTGCGTACATTCCGCAAATCGTCATTCAGATTGCTGACACTATCAATGACAATCTGCCCAAGATCATCAAGGCGGCGTTAGAAATTATCGTCACATTGGCAAAAGGTCTGTGGGATAACCGCTATGTGATTTTGGACAACATGGGCAACATCTTACAGGCGATCATTTCGGTGATTAGCGCAATCAATTGGCTTCAGTTGGGTTCTAAGATTGTCACGCTTATTGGCAACGGCATTAGGGGGCTTGCACGGTCGATCCCGAACGCCCTAAGAGACATAGCAAACACGGCATACAATGCGGTGCGTAATTTCAATTGGGGTTCTTTAGGAAGTGCTATTGTGCAAGGCATTGTCAACGGTCTGCATTGGGGTGCGGGCGCGTTGAAAAATACCCTTTTGGGCATGGCTTCTGACGCATTCAATGCGGCAAGAAGTTTCTTCCGTATTGGTTCACCGTCTAAGTTATTCCGTGACGAAATCGGTAAATGGATTCCAGCGGGTATTGCTGTGGGTATCGAAAGCAACACAGATTCCGTTGAAGACGCATTGACCGACATTCCGACAACACTAAGCGGAT